AGACTTATGAATATAATACCTGAATACACAATAGCTTTTAGTGATGACAAAGGTGTTGTCGCTAAACTAAATTGGTCATCTGGCTCAATGGTAGTAGAAGGTAATTTAGAGCATGGCGCTGAGATATTTTTTGATTATCTAAAGCCATACATAAACTCATATATTGAGAAGCAACTAGCAGAATCTAATGAAACAATAAAATCGTTAGAGGATAAATTGTATATGTCTAGAATACAAAATGACATATATAAGAAAACACTTGACGAATTTTAATAAAGAATTTAACCTTGGACCGTTAAATACTGGCGGGATAACCAGTCTAAAACCCAAATTACTATGATGTATCTTTGATTCAACCCAGTTCAGTTACACCAAAATAAGTTCCAACTAACTGTAAGTCGTAAGCAAAAAATCGCTTTAACTAAAAGAAAGGAAAAACCTATGAGGGTATTATTAACTCTTGCACTATTAACCGTATCGTTTAATGCTTTTGCTTCAAGCGATATATCTTATTATGAAGAAAAACAAATATCGTGTTTAGCACAAAATATATTCTTTGAATCTAATACAGAGTCTAAGAAAGGTCAATACGCTGTCGGTATGGTAACAATGAATAGAGTAAAATCTGGAAAGTTTCCAGACAGCGTGTGTGGTGTCGTTAAGCAAAAAGTAAAAGGCTATTGCCAATTTTCTTGGGTATGCGACCCAGTGAAGAAACTAAAAGATATTAAACACACAGACTCATACCAAAAGTCTTTACACCTTGCCAAACATATATATCTAGAGCACGACCAGATGCCTGATATAACTAAGGGTGCTATGTATTTCCATACTGTTTACGTACAGCCAAACTGGGTAAACTTGAAGAAAACTACTAGAATTGGTCAGCACATTTTTTATAAACCTAAAGATAGGAAATACGAATCATGAAAAAAACGTTATTAGCAAGTCTGTTAGTATTATTACCAACATTTGCATATGCACAAGACTATGTGTATAATTGGAAAGTTGAGAAGGTTCTTGATGGTGATACCGTTAAGTTTCAAGTGCCTTTCTTACCACTACCACTTAAACCTGTGTTATCTGTTCGAGTATTAGGTGTTGATACACCCGAAAAGAAACCACGCAATCACTGTGATAAAGAAGATGCAATGGCCCAAAAAGCTTCAGCATTTACTAAAGAAGCGGTTGCAAAGGCTAAAGTAGTTCAAGTAAAATTAGATAGTTGGGATAAGTATGGTGGTCGTGTATTGGGTGATGTCATTGTTGATGGTAAACCGCTATCACAGTTACTAATTCAAAACGGTCATGCTCGTGCATATTTTGGCGAAAAGAAATCTGATTGGTGTATTTAATTATTAGGAGTTATTATGTCTGTTGACCAAGTAAGCGTTAATGTGTTATCTAATCCTGCTGACCGTGATAAGTTACTGGGAGTTTTAAAAGAATTATCTGCCTCTATGGCTAGAGTTCAAGGTGAGCGTAGTTTCATGAAAGAAGCTACTGCTGATATCTGTGAGCAGTTGCAGATACCAAAGAAACTAGTATCAAGAATGGCTAAGGTATATCATAAACAAAATTATGATGAAGAAGTTGCTGTGCATGAGCAATTCGAATTGTTGTATGAAACTGTAGTGAAGTAACATGGCAGTCAAAGCATCCAAAGAAGAAATTCAAAACTTCTCTAAAGCTATTGAAGATATAGTTAACAATACTCAGTATAATTATATTGAAGCTATTGTTGAGTATTGTAAAAAAACTGGATTAGAAATAGAGGTAGCGTCATCACTGATATCTTCCTCACTAAAAAGTAAAATTCATTATGATGCTCAACGAAATAATATGCTAAAAGAGAAAACGGTGAGATTACCATTTTGACAGGTTATGAAGCATTTTGTCTATACACTGGATTGAAACTACACTTTACTAGTTCATACGATTTTTTTAAGTATAATGGTAAAGTGCGAGTGACAATTGATGCGTTTGATAATCGTAAAGACAAATACTTCTTTCATAGGTTATCTAGAAAGTATGATAAAGAACAGCTTGAGCAGTTTCTCATTGCTAACTTTCTCCACGACCCCGGTGTTTGGATTGGTAAACTACTAGACGAAGAAGCGAATACTCGATACGTAGAATATCAAAAGAATATACAAAGCTTATCTTATATATTTGAAAATGAGTGTAGAGAGTTGTTTTCTATGCTAGAAAATCCAAACGAGATACTCAAAACTTCAGGTGAACATCCTGTTCTATTAAAAAAAGCATTACGAGGCGAAGTGTCTATTCAAACATTACACATACTAAATTCGATATTAAACTTTTTTCCAATGTGGAAAAGTAATATTATAGACACCATTGTTTGGCCAAATTATGAGAAATTAATTTCAAACTATAGCGGTTTTTTGAAGTTTGATTTAACCAAATATAAGTTGATACTGAAAAAGTGCTTGACTTAAGTTCTAATAGTGCTATAATAATATGTAAACGAAAGAGAGTATAAATTGATTAGAAAAATATATTTAGATATGGACGGTGTTCTGTCTGATTTTGAACGACGTTTCCGAGAACTTTTTAATATTGAACCATCTTCTGTTAGAAAAAACAAACAATTTTCAGAACACTGGACTATGTTTGTTGAAGGTAACAACTTCAATAGCTTAGATTACCATGACGGTGCATTAGAGCTACTTGATTATCTTGCAAATAAAAATATTGAGATTGAGATTTTAACTTCAAGCGGTGGTGAGAAATATCACGATATCGTTGAGAAAGATAAAATTGTCTGGTTATGTGAGCGAGGTATTCCTTATCATCCTAACGTAGTTTCAAATAGAAGCAAGAAAAAAATGTTTGCTGAGCCTGATGTGTTGTTGATTGATGACCACGCAGACAACATTAAACAATTTTTAGAAGCTGGTGGACAAGGTATCTATCATAAAGATGTAAAAGTCACTATCGCTAGATTAGAAGAATTGTTAGCTTAATAAAGATATAAATACATGGTTGATTGATAATTTCAGTCAACTTAAATAATTTTAACTATAGACTTGCAATCTATGAAGTCTATGGCTAAAATATCATTATGTAATCTGTGAATAAATTACATATATTTTTTAATACATTTTTTATACGAGGTAATACTATGTCAGATTTTTCAAGTCTAAAACGCAATCGAGATGGTCTAGATAAACTAACCAAAGCGATTGAATCCACAACACAAAATCCAAACACAAACTCAAGAGATGACGACAGATACTGGAAACCAGAAGTAGATAAAGCTGGTAACGGTTATGCTGTGATTCGTTTTCTTCCTGCACCAGCAGTTGATGGTGACGAAGCTCTTCCTTGGGTTCGATATTGGGACCATGGCTTTCAAGGCCCAGGCGGTTGGTATATCGAGAATTGTTTAACAACTATCGAAGGTAAATGTCCAGCTTGTGAACATAACTCTACATTATGGAACTCTGGTATTGAAGCCAACAAGAAAATTGTTAGCACACAAAAACGTAGACTACACTATGTTTCAAATATTCTAGTTGTATCAGACCCAGCTCATCCAGAAAATGATGGACAAATTAAATTGTTCACTTTCGGTAAGAAAATCTTTGATAAACTTACAGAAGCAATGAATCCAGAATTTGCAGATGAAACTCCATTGAATCCATTTGATTTGTGGGAAGGTGCGAACTTCAAATTAAAAATTCGTAACGTAGAAGGTTATCGTAACTACGACAAATCAGAGTTTGCCGACAAGTCACCAGTGCATGACGGTGATGACGCAAAATTAGAAGCGTTATGGAAAGCAGAACATTCATTGACATCAATAGTATCTAAAGATAACTTTAAATCCTATGATGAATTGAAAGTTCGATTAGATAAAACTCTAGGCTTTTCTGGTAATCTAGCATCAACTCCTATGTCACGAGCTGACCAAGAAGATGATTTTACATCACAGTTTGAAGAGAAAGCACCAAAAGTGCAGTCACCAAGCACTCCTGAAATTACAACTGGAAGTGACTCTGATGACGATTTAAACTTTTTTAAATCATTAGCTGAAGAATCATAATCTTTAGATAGGTAAAAGGGAGCATTTAGCTCCCTTTTTTTATGCCTAGAAACCTTGTGCTGCTCTAGATTTGAATAACGTCAATAGATCATCGTTGTATGGTGAAGCCATACCTCCGCTAGACACTGATGTATTATTAACAGTAGTGACATTAGTACCAGTTGTCGTTGAAGCCATAGCTTGAAGAAGAGCTGATAATATTTCAGTGAAATTTTCTTCTTTTTTGTCGTCTAATTGTTTGCTTAAATCTTGTGTAGCTTTTGTATTTTTATCAACAGCATTCTCTAAAGGTTGATTAGCCAACGCAACACGCTCTGCTATTTCTTTTTCTATGTTAGCTGGTCGTTCAATGTCTCTCACGAATGCTTCAATGGCTTCTCCCACAGTTCCTGCTTTACTAAAACTTTTTGATTTCTTAGCTGCTTGAATTGCTATATCAATATTAAAATTGGGGTCTTGTAATTGTTCTACAGAGTAGCCAGAACCTAATCCGCCCTTTCTGTTCATTTGAAATAAACCAACACTATCTTCTTTGTCGGTAATGTTTCTTATATTAGGATTTAATCTTGATTCATCAAATGCGTTAATAACTGCGGCTTCTGCTTGCTCGGCCGTAAATCCTGCTTCGATAAATCTTTTCCTGATTAATTTAGCCATTTCACTATT